CAATCTACCTTCACGATTACTCTTCCTTAAAGATGTCTTTCAGAGCCTTGTAGCTAGGCTTCTCGATATACCCACAAGTATCGGTCTTGAAGTCTGCAACTGAAATAGGTAAGTCCTGCTTTTGTACTTCTTCTGTGTCGAACCACCGTGGACACTTAGTGTTAGCACAGGTTGTCGCCCAACAGCAGAAAGTTCTGTCTTTATAGCACAGCATTAGAACACCCACTCACGCCAGAATTCAATAGCCGGTTTCCAACTCATATTGATTAAAGCAATGTGCAGGAACATCAGTACAGACAGTGTCAAAGAAATCGGTGACATTAGAATTACGATTGCAATCATCGACCAGTACTTTACTTTTCGGCTAATCATCCTTCGTCTCCTTTCATTTTCTGTCGGCTTCTGTAAAGCCTTGACATGACTGTTCCTTTTGGCACCTGCAGTGATTTGGCAATGTCTTCATAGGCCATGCCTAAGTCTTCCCGCATACTCACAACTTCCTGCTGCTCAGGTGTCAGTTCCTTGTAAGCTTGTTGCATGGCAGCGTGCTTTTCCTCAGCGATCAGTATGCTCTCTGGTGTCTCTGAGTCAATGAAATGAACCTCTTCGTCATCTAAACCGTACTCAATCACTACGTCCTGCTTAGGTGGCCTGCGCTTGTTCTGGTCAATCATTTTGTAGGCAGTGTTAATGCCGATCCTAGTCAGCCAAGTTGAGAACAGCGAGTCTCCACGGAAAGATTCACGATTGACCCAAGCCTTCATTAGTGCTTGCTGGGCACAGTCCTCTGCATCGTCCCAATCATCTAAGTACTTGAACAAGGTCTTGACAAGTGAATGATAATGGGCGTTCACTAAAGTGTCAAACTCTGTATTATTCATCGTTTTTTGCCTGCTTTTGCCTCTAACAACTCAACTAGAGAAACACAGCACTGCTCATTCATTTCTGTTCTCCTTTTTTCTTATGCAAACCATCGCGGAAAATCAATTTCTTTGGTTTTTAACGCCTCTTGTGCGGCTTGTTCTACGTCGAATCCAAGCGCGGCAAACTCCAAAACATCGCACCATATAAATTTTTCTTGTGCATGTGCCAACTCGGGATCGTCTTTGTCATGACGAAGAGATTCAACCTGTTTAGCAACCGCTGCAGCGATTTCACATTCTTTCTCAATCACCCCCGCTCTCCTATCCGCCTATCAATCTCTTCTTCAATGTACTCTAGGTCATGCTTTAACTTGTCAATGTAGTCATGCTGATGCTCATCCCGAGTAATACGCTCGGTAGCGGATTTGTAATCTTCCAGTGTATCTTCTCGTAGTTCCTTTAACTCTTCTAATGTGTAGTTGTACATCACCAACCCTCTTTTTCAAAAATTATCGCAGTCTCTCATGACATAAACTTCTCGGCAAGGATAGCGTCTTCTTCAGTCGTGGTGCCTGTTTTGATGCGCTTTATCAAAGCGTCTCGTTCCTTAACCTGCTTTTTAGCGTCTCGTTCCTTAACCTGCTTTTTAGCGTTTCGTTCCTTAGCTGTGTTTAGCTGCCTCCTCGTATCATTGGCTGCGGAAATCGCGCCACCGATAGCTATCGCTTCATTGTCTTCGTCAGGTAAATCTTTTTTAGCATCTTTAAGATGGGCAATTAAAATTTTGATTTCGTTAATCAAGCCTTCATATTCACTTTGGTCAAAAATAGCCATCTTACTTCTCCATATACCGCTTAATGTACTTTTTAGCCCTAAAGATTCGTGATCTAATTGTCCCAACAGGGACATCAAGGATGTCAGCAATCTGATCGTATGTCAACCCCACTTGCTCCCTCATCGTCAAAGCAACAGCGTGGCCATCGGGCATAATCTGCATTGCCTCTTCAGCCGAGTCTCTTGACTCATCAGCGATAAAAAGACTCTCGGGGTCATCCCAATCTGCAAACCCTAAGCTGTCGTAGACACCCGCATCTTCCGTTATGTCATCGGTCTGGGGGAGCCGCTTTTTCTTATCGAGAAAGTTCCAGGTTTCGTTGACTGCAATGCGAGTAAGCCAAGTGGAGAACGCGCTGTTACCTTCAAACTTGTGGAGATAAATCCAAGCCTTCAGGCAAGCGTTCTGCAACACATCTTCCGAGTCTGTATCGTTCTTCAGAATACGATTGACCACCTTGAAAACAGTATCGTAGCACTGGGCAATCTCCAGTTCAAACTCTGATCTATCCATCTTCGTTCATTTCCTTCATTAAGTGCTTGTAGACGGCTTCTGTTACTTCCACGTCCTGACGACAGTAGGCTAGCATGTCCTCGTTAAATGTACTCCAAGCGTCTTCCTGCTCCCCGTAATCACCCTTGTGCAGCCCAAGCCTGATACCCCATGACTTGAGGCTGTGTGGGCCAACACGCTGGGGCAGGCCCTTAGGGCGCTCACGATCCGGGTTGAGCAGCCGAGACAACACAAGCGTGTCAATCTCCATCTTAGGTTGTGGGTACATCTCTCCAATAAACAAGTGATCGTTCATATCAAACCAGTTGTAGACAGCCGGAATATCGAAGTTGATGATATTGTGCCCGACTACTACCTGGCCGTCAAGACTGCGCACAAAGTCCTCAATCTCGCTTGGCCGATATTCCCAGACTTCACCGCTAAGATAGTCCTTGACCACAGCACAATGAATAGTGGTCATCTGGTCAAGCAATCCATCTGTCTCACAATCAAAGATCAAAATTCTGCTAGTAGTCATAATAGTTCACCTTGGGAGTTTTTAATCCTATTGCAAGCGATATTATAGTATTCATCGTCAATCTCAATGCCGATGAAGTTACGATTTGTATTTACGCAAGCAACGCCTGTGGTGCCACTTCCCATTGTAAAATCTAGAACCGTGTCACCTTCATTAGTGTAAGTCTTTATTAGGTACTCCATAAGGGCTACGGGTTTTTGTGTGGGGTGTGTTGTCCCCCTTTCTACAACAGGGAACTCTTGTACTTGCTTAGGGTAACGTCTGCCGGGATTATCTTCTCTCTTATTTGTATAAGACCCGTAGGAATCTGTCATAGATGTTGACAAGCTAGGGTCTCCTGCCTTGTTTTTGTATGGGATACCTGTTGTGAAAATAGGGTTGTAAGTACATTGCTTTTTGTAGAATACTACTATATCTTCTTTGTCTTTCATCGGCATCTTTTTAGCATTTAGATGTCCAGTACCCTTCGGCTTCTTCCACACCCAATCATACTTAAACATCTTTGGGTTGCTCATCACCAACGCGCTAGTAAACGGCTGGCTGGCCGTAAACACAATCGCAGCGTTTGGCTGAGTGATTCGCTTTAGCTCTTTCCACATCGGCTCTAGTGGGATAACCGTGTCCCACTTGCAGGCTGTTGTGCCATAAGGCGGGTCAGTTAAAACCATATCAACAGAACCGTCCGGTATTTCTTTCATCTTCTCAAGGCAGTCGCCTTGCATAAGGTTAATAGTCATAAGTCTCTTGTTCCATCGCTACCATACGACCAGTGGATTTTTCCATCTTGAGAACGTCACACGGGCCTTGTGTACCCCATTCTCTGTTCTTGCGGATGGATACCCTAGTCCTGCCCTTCTCTTCGTTCTCAGTCTGCTCAGGCTCCAATGCTACGATGAAGTCAGCAAGCTGTTCAAAACTACCCGAACCCCTTGCCATGTCCGGGCTGATAAAGAGCCAGCTTGCCTCATTCAATTCATCCTTAACATACACCTTTTGGTCAAACCGCTTGATGTGGGCAACCATGATAATTGTTGAACCAGTCGCAGAACAAAAAGCAGCTACCTCTGACAGAATCAAGTCAATCAGCTTGCGCTCATTCTCCCTGTCGTCGTGCGAAAATACGATGCTAATATGATCGAAGATAAAACGAGATACACCTTGACTGCGATAGTAGCGTAGAAGGTGAAGGAGCCTGTCAACATCGAGACGCCCATGACTACCGAGGGAAATAAACCAAGTGCGATCATTAGCAATAAGCGTGTCATACGATTCCTTTATCTGCTCTTGTGAAAGGATTGTTGGGTCTAACCTGTACTTAGCCAGCGGTACGTCGTTATCGAGAGCAATCAACCTTTGCGCGGCCTTTTTCAAATCTTCCTCAAGGAACATCCATGCAACTTTCTCGTCCGTGTTCTTGATAATATCATAACCAAGTTCCGCTACCCAAGTTGACTTACCAACGCCAGGTGGGGCCATAACAATACCAAGTTCTCCGTCCCTAAGTCCACCTAACTTCGCTGAAAACTCAGGAAATGACTTGAATTTGTAGCCAGGTTTAATAGGCTCAGAGATTAGGTCAAGAGACACATCTGTGCCCGGAATCGTCATCTCAGGCCGGTACTCTTTGCTCTGATAGATGCAGCGTAGAAGTTCCGAGGTCTTGCCTTGCTTTACGCAGTCGTTAGCGTCTTTACAGCCCTCTGGGAACTCCAGAACCTTCAGTGCTACTTCAGTCGCATAGACTGAAGCAAACTTATCAACAGCTTCCTGACCCTGCTCATCAGCGTCGAAAGCCAGCAACACACGCTCAAAGCTAGTAATGTAGTCCCAAACTTCAGGTTTGTCCAGCCCAGAGCCGCCAGCCCCGTTAGGGAGCGATACAACCGAATAATCTTTTCCTTTAGCGTAAAACGTCTGCCAGATTGCAAGTGCATCTTCCTCTCCTTCTGTGATAATGAGGAATCGGCCACCTCGCGGAAATACTTGCTGACCAAATAACCCACCATAGTCACCTACTACCTCCATGTCTTTCTTCATCAACGCGTTCTTGCGCTTGTATCCACCACCTTTTCCCGCAGGGTAGAAGATAGCCTGTTTGTCCGGCTCCCCCGTGTCC